TTAAACGATAGATTCCAGCAGGTCCGATACCTGCTTTTAAACAAATTTACAAACCAAAAAATCAATGATTTGCTGAAACGCATTGATGAGTTAGAGTCTCAATACGATGAACTCTCAAAATAGCATCATCTAATTTCTGCTCAGATTTTTCTTTCTCATTTTGAGTTTTGACAATAAATTCTGAGTAGTCATCTTCCCAAGCCTTGACTATTTCCGAAGTCGAGGCTTTTATCTTGCCACTATACGGATATCGTTTAGGTCTCATCATACTGCCTCCTCATTCAAAAACTTGTTGATAAAATACTGCTGCCCCTTGCCAGTGACTTTGACGGTCTTGCTGACAGAGATATGTCCGTCTGGATGTGTGATGGTAGACTCCTTGATTTCAAAAAGTTTCATCTCCATGCTACGTTGTGTTGGCATGTTCCAGTCTGAACCTTTTCGCTTTATCAAGTAGCCATTTTCACGCAACCAGACGAAAAGACGATTTCCTCCGATTTTGTAACCATTTTGGCTGATGAGTTTGGCAAGGTCTCCGACCAAGATAGACGTGTGACTTGCGCTCACAGCATCCGCAAATAGCACCTTTGGTTTGTCAGCCTCAATCTGAGCTTCCAGCTTATGAACCTTCTTGTCTGCCATGAGCAAGGCTCTAGCCATAATCTTCTCAGGGCTGTTAAAGTCTTTCTCTACTTGTATAAAGTATTGTCTGACTTGCTTACCTCGCTCTGTTCTCTGGATCATAGCAATTTCTTTGGCCATGTCTAGCTTGATGACGTGGTCCTGACTAGGTCTACCTCCTGTACTTTTGCTCAAAAATGAGCTAAAGTCTTCACCTTCTGTAAATCCATATTCGGTCATACGTGGGAACCAGTCTTTGTAAGCTGTTTTAACTCCCAGCGCCTCATGAAGTTGTCTTCCTGAAACAACAGGCTCATGGCTGTCATTAAGTGTGATATTGATTAGTTCATTCATAATATTCCTTTCTAAATTTGGTATAATGTAGATAAAACTCGCCAGAGCTATTTGAGTAAAGTATTTTGAAACGACTGTTTGACAGATACTATATGAGGCGCTTCACGGTTATTTATATAATCAACCTGAATAAGTGTCTCTGGCACTTCATCTTTCTTTGTTTCCCAAATTATCTTGATACCTTGAAGACCAATATCTTCTGCTTGAAAATCAATCCCGTTCAAAATAACTCGTGGAATACTAGAGTCGCTATCTATCTTAATTTCTAAATTTTGAATTGGTAGTGATTTTTTTGATGGATTACTCATATCCCTCTCCTACTCCAGCACCTTACTGCCGACTACCAATCGTTTAACGACAACGTCCATCTCCTTAAATTCGGCATTCTCTGCACAGTAGCGGACGCTCTCGCTGATGATGTGACAAATAGATACTCCGTACTCGTTCGCAAGCTCCGTAGCAATATCCCAAGCATCTTTGTCAATCCGTGTTACTTTTTGCGCTACGTTGTTCATAACATTCCTCTTCTTACTTTTCCTAGTGTTAAAATAGTTTCCCAAACATCTAGCCCCTCAAGACTATCAATCATCAGCTGACTAAGTTGGTGATTTTTCTTCTGCCAATTCTGTATTATTTTTGCTTGCATATATGGACCTCTCAGTGATTTCTCCAAGGATTCTCAATTCCTAAAACATCTGTGACTTTTTCTTTCACATAATCACTTCCTTTTCCATACTTCAGTAGCTCTGAAATAACTGATGGTGCGACAAATACTTGTTTTGCCAATTCGGCTTGAGTCATATCCAGCTCAATCAAACGAGTTTTGATTTTAGCCTTGATAATCTTTAGTTCTTTACTCATCCCTCTCTCCTTTCTTTTTAAAAAATTATCTAAAAAGTTAGCGAATTTTCTTGACATTTTTAAATAAATGATTTAAAATCAAAACATAGAGAAAAGACCTACTAAAAGTAAGGCTATACCTAGAAAACGGACGCCAATCAGTTTCATTAGGCTTTATTTTTTAGTTATCTTGTTCGCTAACTCTTTAGCTTACGAATACTATTTTAAAACTAGTTTTAGATTTTGTCAAGGGCTTTTATAACTAATTTTAAAATATTTTTTCGTAATGCTTAGAAAGGTTGAAATATCAATGTTCTTAGCATTCGACAGAATTAAAGAATTGGCTGATAAACAGAAAATTTCTTTAAATATTTTAGAAGAAAAGTTAGGATATAGTACGAATTATCTTTATAGTCTAAAAAAAGGTAACCCAAAATCTGATAGACTACAAGAAATAGCCGATTATTTTGGTGTTAGTACAGACTACTTATTAGGTCGTACTGAAAATCCTAATCTTGCAGATGATACCAAGGAATATTCATGGCAAGGGAAAGTTCTAAATGTTGAAGAAATGGCATCAAATGTCATGATGTTTGGCGGTCGAGAATTAACAGACGAAAAGAAGAAAATCATCCAGTCTATCATTGAAGGCTATCTCAAAGAAGCTGGTAATTAGAGGTATTGCTTAGTGACTGAAAAAGAAATTATAAGTCATTTTCAGATTCGTATTATGGATTTTGATGGAGATTTGATGCCTGATGAACTTGGATTTTACGAAAAAGAAACCAATACAGCTTTCCTGTCGAGTAAGCTCAGCAAAAAAGAGAGAGTTAAGGTGCTTCTACACGAACTCGGCCACAAGGACCACACACGCTCAGAGTACCAGAACGCTCGCCTACGCTGTGAAAACGAAGCTGATAGGAATATGATCCATCATCTCGTAAAAGATGCGCTAGAAAGCTTAGACGACCCTACAGAGTTTGATTACCTCAAATTCATGTCCTACTATGATCTAAAAACTATGACTAATGAAGTCATGGTAAAAGAGGAATACTTTGCATTGATGGAGTGAAAGGAGACTCATATGTCTTACTCGTATGTTGCTTTAGATGTTGAAACTGCGAATGACTTTCGCGGTAGTGTTTGTTCTATCGGATTAGTAAAATTTAAAGATGGGAATATTGTTGATACATTTTACACTTTAATCAATCCAGAAACAAGGTTTGACACCTTCAACATTTCTATTCACGGTATTAAACCTGAAGATGTCGCTGATGCTCCTACATTTCCAGAAGTACGGCAAAATATTGTTGATTTTATTGGTTCTGATATAGTTGTAGCCCACTTTGCACAGTTCGATATGGGAGCTCTTAAAGATGTCTACCAAAAATACGAACTGGATTTTGATAATATAGAATACATTTGTTCGTATCGATTAGCCAAGGCCGCTCTCCCTGGACAATTGAATTACAAACTAAAAAGACTAGCTAAAAATTTGAATATTGAGCTAGACCACCACAACGCTTTATCAGATGCACGAGCAAGCGGATTGATTTTAGAATACTTACTATCTACTAATTCATTTTCCGACCTCAACACTTTTTTAAAAGAATATAGATACAATAAAACCGGATTACTTGGCCAGTATGGATTTAAGAGAAAAAAAGACGCTAAGTACAAAGATAATCTCATCTATACTCCTACAGAAGAAGAAAAAGCAGCAATGAACCCAGACCATTACTTTTACGGTTTATACTTTTGCTTTACTGGGAAACTCGAGCGAATGACTAGAAAAGAAGCTAACAAAGCTGCTGCGTTAGTTGGTGGTATCCCTGAAAAAGGAGTGACCAAACACACCAATATCTTAGTTGTAGGAGAACAGGATTGGAGAGTAGTCGGCACAGATGGGTTAAGTAGTAAAATGAAAAAAGCACAAACATTGTTAGAAAAAGGTCAAGATATTGAAATCATGACAGAAAATGATTTTATAAGATTGCTTGAGGAGTAAAATATAATTATTTTCACTTGATGAAGAGCCTAAATAACTAAAAATAGTCGGAAACTTCATGCCACAAGAAAAATAAAACAAATTTAACAAAAAACTTGACAAAAATAACAAAAGACTCTATAATGAAGTTAATCTATGTGAATGCTCCCCCCTGGGAGCCTGGAAGAGTCTTTGCATCTATGCAGGGGCTCTTTTTGATTTACGAAGGAGAAATATGGAAACAAAACCATTCAAAACATTCCGAGAGCAGATAGAACTCCTAAAATCTCGAGGACTTGCCTTCCAAGATGAAAACAGGGCAACCAGCATTTTATCGACATACAGCTATTACGAAATCATAAACGGCTATAAAGAAATTGGTATTGAACAAGGAGAGAAATTTAAAGAGGGCACAACATTTGAAAAACTCGTAGACTTTTTCCTCATGGACAAAAGCATACGAACCAATATCAATCTAGCATTACAAGAAATCGAGGCTCATCTTAGAACCGTTCTTTCCTACGTAGTCGCAGAACATTACACTGCAGACCAAAATAAATACCTTCAAAGAGAGAACTATGAACGAGGTGCTAAAAAATTCAAAGAGTCTGAACGATCTAAGTTTCTACGTAAATGCTATAAAATCACCCAAGATAAGACTCAACCATATAAACATTATCGAGAAAAGCATGGCAACGTGCCGCCTTGGATTCTTGTTAAAGGGATGACTTTTGGTCACTTAATCACTTTTTATAAACTACAAAAGTCACATATAAAGACAGAAGTTATCCAGCGCATGACCGGGCTAGACAAAGAAAATATAGATAATGATATTAAACAATTGTTTATCAATGTATTTTACTTCTTACTCTCCTATCGAAACAGATGCGCCCATCTTGGAAGAGTCTATAACTTCACAACAGAAAAGAACAAAATCAATTACAATAAATTCTTTCACAATCGATTGCACATCACAGAAGAAGATTACAAGAATGGACAAGGACAAAACGGTTTGAGAACACTCATCTTTTCCCTAACCCTATTCAAAACTTGGGGTCCAGTATCACCAGTGGGATTATTGAACTTCCAGATCACGGAAGCTGTCAACTCCTATCTGTTGAAATATCCAGAAGATAGAGATTATATAAACCAACAAATAGGCGGTGAACTTATTCCTATCGTCTAAATAAAAAAATCCCCACACTCGCCTTCGCCAAAATTTGAGTGTGAGGATATCCTGTATAGTAAACGGCATTAAAAAGCCCTCTTTACTATACCCATTTTATCAAATTATAGGAGAAAATACAATGTGGGTAGAACAACATAAAAGCGGAAAAGTAAATTTTTTTGAGAGGTATAAAAATCCTTACACCGAAAAATGGGCCAGGGTGTCGATTCTCATGGAAAAAGACACTCCTCGTATCCGAAAAGAAGCTCAGAAACAACTTGAAATAAAGATAGCAAATATTCTAAGCAATCTGGAAAGCTCAGAAATGCTTTTTACAGAGCTTTTCGACCAATGGTGGTCATTCTATCAACAAGAGATTAAACGTTCTTCTATCGCTTCCTTGAGCGGAAATATCAAAGAGATAAAAGATGGTTTCGGAGTTGGTATCAAAGTGTCTAAAATTGATCCAAAGTACGTTCAAAATTACCTGGATAAACTCGACTGTTCCAGAAATAAAAAAGAGCGAAATAAGTCCATACTCAATCTTGCTTTTGATTATGCTGTAGATCTTGGCATCATTAAAGACAATCCAGCTAGGAAAGCTAAGCTTCCAAGGGTTAAAAAATCTTTGGAAGATTGGAAAAAAGTAGAACAAAAATACCTTGAGGAAGATGAAATCAAACTGTTGCTGAAAGAGTTGTATCGTAGACCAAGCACCTATCGAATCGGATTGCTCTCTGAATTCATGAGTTTAAATGGTTGTCGCATCGGTGAAGCTGTTGGGATTGAACCACATAATGTTGATTATGAATCCAACACCCTGCAGCTTCATGGAACCTACGACCACACGAATGGATATCAAAAAGGTGAGAAGACTTCACCAAAAACACTGGCATCCTATCGTGAAACTGTGATGACTACTCGTGAAAAAGAGATATTAGAAGAGATGGAGTTCATGAATGAACTGGAGAAGAATACCAATCCTCGTTATAAAGACATGGGCTTCATCTTCACTACAAAAAATGGGGTGCCATTACAAACAAACTCTTTTAACCTAGCTCTAAAAAAAGCCAATGAAAGACTTGAAACACCAATCAAGAAAAACCTCACTAGCCACATATTCCGTCACACGCTAGTAAGTCGACTTGCTGAAAACAATGTCCCGCTCAAGGCTATTATGGATCGTGTTGGCCACTCAGACGCTAAAACAACCACTCAAATATATACTCATATCACAAAACAAATGAAATCAACCGTGGCAGATGTGATGGAAAAGTATTAATTCTTGCCCCAAAAATGCCCCAAAGCAAATAAAAAAGCCTGTCACACAAGCTCAAATACTTGATATGACAGGCTTTTTCTAAATTCATTATTTAACAGCGTCTTTAAGATATAAACATATATCGTAGCTATATAATAGAAGAAAGTTTTGATAAATAAGGATATATACGATTGAAAACTAGTTTTAAATTATAGGTGAAAATACATAAGTTTTAAACTTATGCCCTAAAACTGCCCCAAATTTCATTTCTCAATTTGTGGGGCATTTTTGTTTTTAAACCACTTTCAGACCAATTTTGTTGGCATTAACAAAATTGATAGCAACGCACTTTTAAGTAATAATATTTCAGAGCAAACAAAAAAGCCCGCAAGCTATTGCCTGCGGGTCGTTAAGAAGAAAAATAGAATCTCCTTTCTTTTTATTTTGTAGTGATGAGCCCATCTGGCTCGATGTTAAAGGCTTTTTTATCGGCCATACGACCATCAGGAAGCAGCATGTAGTATCCGCCATTGTAAGGCACAAATGCGTTCGATTTCATATCGCCGTTGATGGCATCCAAGTAATACCATTTTTCATAGTATTTAACCCAGCCTGTCTGCATAGAGCCATCACGATTGAAGTAATACCATTTCCCACCGATTTTCTTCCAGCTCGTGGCCATGTATCCGTCCTTGTCGAACCAGTACCATTTTCCGTCAGTGTGCTTCAGCCAGCGCTCAGAATACATATATCCACGGCCGTCAAAGTAGAACCATGACTTATTCTCTTCAATGTACTCAAATTGGTCTTTTGGATATGTACCATTAGCACGAACGAACCAGTAACCTGTGTCGTCTTTCTGCCAACCAGTTTTTACTTCTTCAGCAGCTGCAGATGGATTAGTCAAACGATACACATAATAGTAAGGTCGCCCTGCATAGAGCCAAATATCGTCATGATCGTTCACTGTGATACCATCAAAACGATAGTTGCAGTGGATAATGTTATCACTATCCACGAAAATACCAGTATGGCCACCTGCTCCGGAAGAATACCCACGACGCCCCCAGATGAAGATATCTCCTCGTTTAGCATCCCACGGAGTATTCTCAGAGATGAGCTCATATCCGTTCTTTTTGAGCCAGTCATGTTCATACTCAGTATTGACCGCCCATCCAGCGGACGCGGCTCCAGCGCTCGTCAAAGCGTAGTAGATCGAACTTGAGCAATCGTAAGAGTCGGGGCCGTTACGATCGTCCATGCTGTAGGATACTTGACCTTGTCGCGCACGCATCCAAGCAATAGCTGTTTCAAGATTTAGTCCCATTTTTATTCCCCTTTCCACGCATCGTTCATCTGCTTGACTGCAGATTCAATGAATGTATTTAAGTCCTTGGTAGTCATATTGATATTGTACTTAGTAAGCTCAGCACGGATTTTAGTTTGCGCCTGTTCCAATTTCTCTTGGCCTTTGTAGCCGGTCTGAGTTGATACTTGCTCAACTGCGTTGACGGCATTTCGGGCTAAAATTTCGACGATTTTAACGGTCTGCTCTCCGCCCTTTTTGATAAGGTAGTCTTTGACTGCCTTGACTGCGATGCCAATCAAAATGACTAGGATGCTGACTGCTCCGTTGATTAAAATTTCGTTAATTTGTTGCATTTATATTTTCCTCCACAATTTCCAATGCTAAAAATTTTTCATACAGTACCTTGATGGCTCCATTTCCACCGAGTTCCACGTAACTTTCGTAAAGACGAGACAATTCCTCAATCTCATGCTGACTGGTATTGCCTCGTCTAATTGCTTTTTTTAGGTTCTCTTGCAATCGAAAACGCTGCAATCTTTGAAGACCTTTTCCAATAACGCTCAATCCTTTGCTATTATCTTTACCAATGCTCTCAACATTCGAGACTGTCTTTTCAATGGCACTAATTTTATCAGATAAGAGACTGATTTGCTTGTCAGTCTCTTTTGTATTTTGCGTGCTTTTGAAAGAGAAATAGCTAGGAATAATCACGATTAGAATCGGACTCAATTTATCCAAAAATGCTAGTAATTCCAATCAGACCACTTCCAATCTACTGTGCAGGAACTCGAGTGGTTCCAAGATCACTTTCGTTTTTTTGCCCTTCCCACTTCCAGATTGCAAGAAGACCATTTTGAGATGGTACGCCTTCAAGTTGCTTGAGAGATTCGCCTTTGTAGGTAAAAGCCTGATTTGTCTGAATCAAGACACGCTTTCCTTCGCCATTCAATTCGACGTGTTCAGGATCTTCAATCACAAACATATCACCTGGTTGATAGACCTTGCCTTCTTCAGCGAATGGGAAGAGTTCGACAAGTTCCTTGTAGGTTGTTCCGTAGGCGATTTTTTCACCCATAATGGAATCTTGAGCCATGACTCGTACTACTTTGTCGATTTTATTTGCAAGCGCAGAGAGTCGGTCATGTTCGCTCTTGTTTTGAGCAATCTGTTGCTCAGCTTGTTCAAGCTGCGCCTGTGTTTTGACAATAGCACTGCCTGGATCTAGCTCGGCTTTTAGGATATCCAGCACCGCTTGAATCAAAACATCTTCTGGTTCGTTTGTACGGTCACCAGCCAATTCCCGCTGGTTAGTACTATAACGATTCCCGTCTTGCAAACGGATTTCTACAACGGTTGTAACTTTGTCGCCCAAACCTCGCGTATAAGGTTTGCTTGCTAGTTCATAATTACTAATTGCCATTTGTCATTTTTCCTTTCACTTCTTCAAATAGCTCTTTTAGAGCTGGGTCGTATTCAAGAACCTCTTTCATCGTATGCAGCTCACTTGCTACATACAGATAAAAGGCCTCAAATCTCGCTGAGTCTTGAACACTTACTCCGAACCTTTTTGTTAACGAATCAAGCATCAGTTGATTTACTACTTCATTCATGTTGTCATTCATGCTGTTTTCTCCAATTTTTCTATTTTTTGATTAAGTTCTTGAATGGCCTTGATGAGATAAGGCACAAGTTCAAAAGTTCGGTACGAGTATGCACCGTCTGGGTTTTCGTAAAACGCTTCTGGGATGTATTTCTGGACATCTTGCGCCATGATACCGCAAGCGATATCTTCGATTTTGCCATCGTATTCTTTGCGATAGCGGTATGTTTTCAACCGCTCTATAACATCAAGACCCGAGACTTTACTATCTTGGATATTTGATTTGTAACGACGGTCAGAGATTTCTTTATTCATTGGGATCCAGTCGTAACCTGAACCGCTGTAATAAAGGTAAAGATAATTATCCGAAGGCTCAAAATTTGAGTATTTAGACGAGTGAATCCAGTAACCAGATTTTCCTGAATTTTCATTGTTGTAGTAAATGTGACCAGTAACGCGGAGATCCCCATGGATCACAGGAGTATTCCAAAATTCGGCTGTATTATAGCAATACATTTTGCCGTTGTTTTTCACGTACCACGCATAATCTCCAGGATACGCCCAATTGTTGCCCCAATTGACCCACAAAGCCGTCTGCGACCATTGACCAGACCCGTTACTCATACCGACTGAAAATTGGTTCTGACCGGTTATCCAGTACACAGAAGAGTCTTTCTCGTGTGTACCGATTTGGAATCCACCAATCCGGCCCTTGTATCCTTCAAGCAAAGTCGCCGTGACCACAACAGACCGCAACTTGTTGATGAAAGCTTCTTTAGCGGCAAGCGTATCCGTGAAGATATCACTTGAGACGAATCGTCTGGCCATAGCCATATCCATGACCAACTTATCTGCTGTGATAGAATTAGCTCGTAAAATATCCGTGTTAAGAGTCGCAAACGTACCCTCTCCAACGAATAAGCGTTTAAAGTATCCTTGAATAGCGGTCATTTCATCAAGTAAGGTTCGACCTTCAAGTCTGATTGTCTCAGCTTTAATGCCTGCATTTCGGCCAGCTAGGTTAAAACCAGCGATGATTTCATTAACACTGTTTTTATTATGGACTCCCCACGAACCAGCCAATTGACTTTGAACCGTGCGCACAGCTTCTTCTGTATCTTCCGGAGCCGGGCTCCAAGCGCTGGCAATATTCCCTTTTTCAATTTTCACAATCTTCGTGTGAACCTTGTACGATCTTGCACCATCAACACGAAGATTCAACATCCAACTATTGTTTTTCAACATCTCTTCGGTCATGACAGTATTAAATTCAATCAAGCGCCAATTATTACCTGGTTGAAGAGTACCGATATTATAATCAAATGTTCTGCCTGCTCTTGACCAATTCGTCACATCTCCATAAGATTGTAGAATAGCTACAATTTGCTTGTCGTTGAAACGTTGAACATCGTCAATACTAATTTCCATACGTACATGAACGGTATCTCCTGCTTTAAATCCATTTGATAGGATTTTATGTAGATCCGCATGAAGGTTAACCCCATCGGTTCCTGAACGTGAAATGAATGGTCCCCAATCCGAAGTAGTATTAAGAGCGCGATTGACACCATTCCCTGCATACTTACTAACTTCAACTTGAAATAGTTTATTCGTCATAGCCATGCGAGCGACATTATCGGAGATGCTGTTATTAGTATTTCCCAGAATACGCTCATAGAGTCGACTAGTTTCTTGCACTCGCTGGAAGTCAGTTTGATTAGCCTTGCCAGAAATCATTGACGTGATTTCAGCAAATCGGCCATCTACTGCATTTTTGTAGTTCGCTATCTGAGTGGCAATCGAGCCATTTTGTGTGTTGGTGATAGCATCGAATCTTCGTTCGATGCCTCGCACGTCTTCCTGATAGGTTGCTTTCCCAACATAATCCCTCGTTACCAGCTCACGTACAGCCGTCGCTTGTTTCGCGCTCTCTTCTCGAGTGTATCTTCTCAATGCTTCTTGTCGCTGACCATCTTGACCGACATATTCCTGAATAGATGATAAGTCAGTTCGCAGTCCTTGGGCTGTCCGCTCGAAGGTAGCCTTGGCCTCGGTGATGAGGTTTTCTGCATCTTCAGGTGATGGTGCATACTCATTCGCTACGGCCCCAAATTCAACCTGCACACCCGTTATCCAAGCCGTGCCGCTTCTCACACTCTCAAGGTTAAATTTAAGGAGTGTTTTCAACTGGTCATAGCCTTTGTTTGCGCTATAGTCGTAAGTAAATACGATACGCTTCCAGTCTGACGTTCCATCTAGCGTAGCCATCGTTAAATAGCTAGCGCTGCTAATCGCGCCTGTCTGACTATTTCTTAAAAACATATAATGTTTAAAGCAATTAAACGCGTTCCAGTTGTTCGCGCCTCTGACCACGTTCTCGTACTTGACCCATGCGCTAAATGTGACCTTACGAAAGAGACGAGAGCTAAAATCAGGTTCGATGTTAAATAACAATTCTTGATTATTTATCAACTTGTAGCACTGTTTTTGACCTGTGATGTGGCCTGTTGGTAGAGCTTCGACTACAGGATTGCCAGCAATCTTTGAGTTAATCCAAAGATTCCGACCACTGCCAATCTGGCTAGCCAATTCCTCTCGCAACTTCCCAGCCTCGGCTGTGACCAAAGTCTTATCTGCCTTGTCCTTTGTTGCGTTCAAGATTTCCTGGCGGATAGAACCAGCTCGCACCTCAAATTCAGCCAGATTCAACTTCTGATTCAGCTTGTTCTGCGTGTCTGTCTCAAGACTTTTCACAGACTGTCTGATATTCTCAGCGGTCACATTTAGTGAGCTGATATCCGCTTTGGTTCTCAAACCTTCAGTCAGACGGTTCACACCAGCATCAAGCGAATCAGCGCGCTGTTTGAAGTTGGATTCGACCGCTGAGACGCGTCCATCAACATCTTCAGGGTTTTCGTTGTAATCAGTCGCAATTGTACCGTGCTCAAGCTTGAGTCCAGCCACATATACCCGATTATCAGCGTTAAACCTTTCAATTCGAGGCAAGATGAAGCCCGATTCTTCAATTTTAAAAGTCGCTGAAAGTCGTTGCCATTCGTTTGAAATTACTAACGAGGATACATTTAGTGATACTCTAGCTTGTGTACTCGTCGAATTATGCACAAAATATATATTTGCCTGGTCTCTTTCAGCACTACTCTTGATATAAAAGCTGAAAGTGTACGTTTCACCTTTCTTTGCTTCAAAAGGTTGCGAAAGCCCGAGCCACGAGCCTGTTCTGCTCATGACTGTCAGACCTTTGTATTTCTCGGTCTCTTTGGTCCATTGGCCGACATTAACCCAAGACCCGCTAAAATCTCTCGAGCTTTTAAACAGATTGACTCCGCCGACCGACACACTTGCTATCCGACTAACCAGCTCATCGGCTGTCTGCACGAGCTCAGACTTACTAGCCTTGCCATTAGCTAAGTTGGTCAACTCTGCCAGTCTACGCGTCGTCGTCTCTTCATACGTCGCTTGCGCCGACTTCACACCAGCCAGTTCCTTCTTGGCTTGGCTAAGTGCTTCAACCTGCTTGGCAATCTCAGTTTCAGCCTGTGCTTGCTTCGGTCGAATGTCGTTTGCGATCGTCCGTTTCAAGACATCCAAATCACCCGATAGAGCTGTCTGAGCGCTTGTAGCCTGTCTCTTAAACTCTTCAAGCTTTGCGATTGAATCTAGACCAATCCGCTTAGCTTCCTGAGCAAGAAGACTGCTTGCGCCAGATTGACGCAGGGCTTCTTCAGCTCTACGCTTAGCTTCTTGTAATGGGCCGTTGTTAAAACTGCTAAACCGCTGGTCAATCGTGTCAGAGAGTTCTCTCTTGACTTCTTCTGCTTTGGCTTTGGCAGCGTTGAGACCGTCTGTGAATTGATTGACCAACTCTTTTTTCTGTCTGTCAAAAGCAAGGTCAGCATTCTTGAGTTCTCTTGCTAACTGCCTTTCAAAATCACTTTGAAGTTGTTGCGCCTCACTCTTGACGGCATCACTAACTGCGTTAGAAACCATGTTGGACAAACCTGACTTAAATTGTCCAAATCCAATAGATAGTAGCTTATTAGCCATCGGTGAGTAAGTGTATTTGGTGATTTTCTTGCGCACATCCAGATTGTATACCTCATGAAATAGGCTCACAATGTCATACATCTGGACAGGCACGTCACTCTGGCCGACAACCTCAAGTTCAAGGCTATCTTCCATCATGTCGCAGAGCGATGTCTTGAAATACTGCTCGCCATATTTCCGCAGGCTCGCTTCATCTTTCACATCCTCGTCATTAACCTCAATCACATCTTCATAGATTTGACTGTACTTGTTAATGAGTGGACTATCAATAGTAACAGCGAACGTGCGGTCAGGCGCCTTTTCTCCCTCACCTTTGACGGTAGTCTTGAAGGTGATTCTAGTCTTCAAAGATTTAGTAGATGTCTTGTGTTGATAGCTAGACAGGTTCTTTTTGTACATAAAAAGCGATTCATTCTCTGAACCGCCATTTTTCAAAAGTCGAACCTGATAACCATGACGCACAAGGTCACCACCCCATTGCCCAAGAATAGAATGCTTGTCTTTCGCGAATGCTTCCATCGCATTCTTTGCGTCGATGTTGAAGGTGTGACGCTCGCCGATGTCTGAAAAGAACGAAAATGGATGACTACGAGTGATGCTCCCAGCAAAGCGACTCAAGGCATTCGAACCAGTCTGTCTATCCAAAGAGATAGGATTGACCACATAGTTATTCAAGAGGGTGAATACTTGGTTAGCATACACTTGAACATATCCATGCTTCTTCTCAACCTCGAAAATCACAAAATCCTGCTCACCGTGTAGGTCATCAGCCGTTAGGAACGTCTCCTCCTTCAACCGCTCCCACAATGGATCCGAGGTCGGAAATCGAAAGGCCAATTGATAGGTATTGCTATCTATCTGAACGATTTCATCCGCATAAGCAGCATTCAGAGGTGTGTTGCCATTTGTTAAATAAATCAAATCTTATACCTCCAGTTCGGTCGAATAGTAATCTTACGAACATTTCCGGTAAATGAAACACCAACTTTACCAGTCGGAATTTCCAAGAACCCTCCACGCTTACGAAGGGTGTTCTGGACTGCGCCAGTAGCGTTGTAGATATTTTGCTTGCCTTGCCTACAGTCAATCGTAGCCTTTGTCTTAATAGCAAGATACATGGTCTTACGGCCAATAGTAAGGGAGATATCACCATCTCCCTCAATTTCGATGATTGGTTCAGAATAAATAGTCCCAAGATTTGTGATTGTACCAGATGCAGTCAAAACCACAGGTTCTACACTTTTTTGATAACGGAAAGGGTACATGACTAGCTTGACATCTATCTTCCAGGCATGCATTCCGTTACGATTGTAGGTCGCTCCTGAAAAATCTGCATAGAAATATGATCCAAGTTGATAACCGAATTCTATTACATTTTCTTTGGGCTGGAATTTATCTACAATTGTTGAAATATCTACAAGTTTTGGTACATAAAAGGATACCGTTCGTTCGTAGCTTTCATAAGAGCCATCTAGCACTCGATAGCTTCCGTTCAAACCATATACATCTACTGATTCTGCATGAGGTTTGGCGGCCTCAATTTCTCCAAAATCCGTCACAACACAGTGAGGGATAGTAGATGTATTAAAACCATTAATAATCATGTAAAACATTAAATTCCCTCCCTTGCATAGATGGCCCCATGTTGTTCATAGGTTTTGCGTGAGATAATGTCATTGTCTAGGTAGACATCTGACGATTTTTCAAGGATAGCAGTAAGGATCCTCTCCATACTTGCTCTCAGAATCCTCATCTCAGCAATGACTTTATCTGTATCTTGCCCATTTTGAACACTTGTAGTCTGGATTGTGATATTACGTTGCGCTTCTTCCATTTCACGGAGAAATTTCGCGTCGCTCGGGATTCCGATACCAGAAGCATATTTAGGGACACCCATCTCACGCATCAAACGTCTAGTTTTATCCGCTCGCAAGACTTTAGATCCTTTAGGAAGAGGGAGCAAGACATCTCTACCTTCAGGAATGAAGCTCCTACCATCTGGCAGAGTAACCATTTCTTTGTAGTTGCTGTTCCGTTGGTCGTTGACGATAGCAAGGCCACCCGGGTGATAGTTGGTCCCGTGAGCATGCTTGCTCGCAAAGATGTTCGTAAAGAAATTACCAGTCACACTATCAATCCAGCTCTTAATCCCTGAAAGAACCCCAGAAGCATTATCTTGAGCGTTGATAGTGACAGTTTTGTCCTGAATACCATTTACGCCCGTTTTGACCTCACTGACAGTGTCCGATGTGCCATTTTTGGCAAGAATATTTACCGGATCATACTGTTTGATAGCATTGATAGCACTGCTCGTCTCGTTTCGCACACCTCCTGTTTGGTCAGTTGCGAACAAATCGATTGGAGTTTCTTGTTTAGGTGAGTTCACACTAGCTTGAGCGCTTGAAACTGCTGCACTAGTATTGTCAGTAGCATTTAACGATTTTGTCTCAGGGTTAGATAAATTCCAAGCCATGATTTTATCAATTGACAACTGCCCATTGTTCAAAACATTCGTAGGATCTGCCTTCAAATCTTTTGTAAATGGAGTCGTAGCATTCCATGTTGTCAGAGTATCAGTCGAACGAGAGACTGCTTTTCGGACGCTCTCATCATTGGCAAGTAACTCCTTCTGTTTTGGAGTGAGAGCTTCATAGTTAGACAGAGCCTTTGAGGCTTCCTCCGCCTTGTTCATGATGTCTGTATTCTTCATGAGAAGTTCTTTAACTTCCGCCGGCATACTGTTCCATGTTTTAAGATGAGTTTCACTATCAAAGATAGCTTGTAGCCCAGCTTGGTTCTTGACAATCACTTGTTTCTCTTCGAGAGTCATGTCTTTCCATTTACCAGATTCGACAAGAGCCTCAGCAATAGCCACACGAGCATTTGAGTTGATATCCGCAGTCTTAGCAATAAACTGCAATTGTTCCCAACCTTCCGCAGACTTGGCAGCCTCTCCGATCACTTCCTTAACATTTGATTTAACTTCAAAATTACCATTTTCATTGATATTCCCAACCAGCAAGGACCAGGCATCGTTAGCCTCTTTCACTTCCTTGCTCATCTCACTAGTGTAGTTAGCAAGGATACTATGTGAATTCCCTACCTTTTGAGAAGCTTCAGCAGCTTTCTTCCCAATTTCTTCATAGGATAGACCGTAATCTTCTAGAACTTTCTTAGCTTCTTCCCAATAGTTCCAGCTTTGACCAGTTCGAGCTTTTACCTTAGCATCAAGATTTTGCATGACCTGGTAATACTTACTTCCCAGAGCCTTCATAGTTTGAGTATGGTTAGCTTCAAGCTCTTGCATTTTCTTGTTGTAAGTTTCTTGATCTATTGCTTTTCCGTCAAGTAACTCTTTCCACTCACTCTTTGAGTTCTCGTAGAGTTTCTTTTCTTCATCCATAGCCTGTTTTAAAACATCTCTAGTATGCTTTAATTGCGTTTCGTTGAGTGAGCTGATTTTACCATTTAAGGCTTGAAGTGCTGCTGTTTGTTGTTCTTCAGACAAACTCATCAACTTTAACCTAGCCTTAATCATCTCATTCTGATTGTTCAGGATGATTTCTTTCTCTTCTTGAGAGAATTTGCTTGCATCACCATTATGACGTTGATAAATCTCATTGATTTGATTCATCATCGCTTCTGTGTTGCTTACCATCTGGGCATTTTTCTCTTTCGCTCTTGCGACATCTTCTTCAGAAAGACCCCATTTTGTAGCCAATTCCTGCACTCTCTGATTCGCCTTTTCAGCTCCAGCCACAATCTCATCGTAAAGCTTTTTAAAGGCTCCAGAAACTTTTTCAACGTCTCCAGCATGGGTGCCAAAATTTGCGACGGCCGTACTGGTTTCATCAACAGTCTTTTGAAAGCTTCGTAATTCTCCACGCTGAACGTCATTTAAGGTAGAGCCGAATTCCTCCGCTTTGATACGAGCCTTGTCTTTCTCGTTAGCTAGATAGGCTAGACCACCAGCCAGCAGAACCGTACCTCCGACTAAAAGCCCAACAGGACTCGTTAATCCAGCCAAAGCTGTCTTGAGTAGCCCAGTTTTCCCTGCAGTCTCAGCTACCTGAGTTCCTAGCTCAGCCGCTTCCGTACCCGCTTTTCCAAGACTTAACCCCTTAGAAAACAGACTCGCAACCTTACTACCACCTTTAAAGAGATAGCCTAATCCTGTTGATGCATTCCCCAACATATTCAGCAATGGATACCCCAAAGCTAAGAAACCACCAAACCCAAGTACTAACTTCTGTGTACTTTCGGGTGCCTTATCTAACCATTCAATAAACTCATTTGCCTTTTCAAGGAGAGGCGTGAGTAGAGGCAAGAGTTTCTGACCGATATTGATTTGAAGCACTTCCAAACTTGACTTGAATCGCTCTACTCCATTTTTAGATGATTTAGACAACTCATCCGCCAATTTCTTAGTATACCCACGAGCATTTTCAGTTTCTTTAGTAAGTTTACGTAGCGCATCTCCTCCTTGGTTGATAAGGGCATTCATCCCAGTTTGAGCTTCAACACCAAAGGCACGAGCAATAGCAGACGATTTCTCAGCATCTGTCCACCCTTTTGTTGATTCCTTGATGCGATCAATGATGTCAGGTAGTTTTAAAGCGCCAGATTGGAATTCTTCCACAGTAAAACCAAGCTCTTTCATTGCTGCAGCATTGGATTTAGAAGGCTTGAGTAATTTAGAAAGTGCACCACGTAAAGCTGTACCAGCCTTCTCACCAGCGATACCATTATCAGAAAGAAGACCGATAGCTGCAGACGTTTCCTCGATAGACATCCCCAAAGAATGAGCCACAGGACCTATATACTCCATAGCTAGCCCCATATCTGAAAAGCCAGCTGATGTCTTGTTGGCCACATAAGTCAAGCTATCTGTAACACGGTTCGTATCCTTAGCCTCTAGCCCAAACTGACGTAAGATGTTAGTCGAGGCATTCATTACCACGTTAAAATCATCGCCCGATGCCTTAGCAGCATCTAAGATAGCAGGCATCGCTGCAATAGTCTGATTAGCATCAAACCCTTTTTTGATAATTTCCTGCATCCCCTCATTGATGGAGGATGTTGAGATACCATACTGTTTCGCCCAACCTTTCGAACTCTCACCCAATTTTTGTGTAGTACTATTCAGTTCATCCGCAGTTGGGATGGTATCTGCTAGGAGCGACTTGGTCGTATTCATTTGACTTTCGAAATCTATAGCTTTCTTAGTTGACAAAGCAAAGCCAGCAGTAAGAACTGTAGATACAGGCTTCATAGCATCACCCATTGCACGAAGTTTTTCGCCACCACGATTAAAGGTGTCTCCTAGCTTGTCCATCTTCCCAGCCCAGCTATTTTCACGACCGACATCTTTCAAAGCTTTTTCAACTCCACGTAGCTGGTTTTCCATTGCAGCTAACTTAGCATTTTCGCGCTGAATATCAGCAGCAGCCTTGTCAAACTTAGCTGTCCCAGGATCAAGTTTGTCAAAGCTTTTCTTCATCTCATCCAAGACTTTACGCTGTGAATCAATAGCTTGTCCTAAAGTCTTATATTTTGCTTGAAGTAACCCAGCATTTTTTTCATTTCCTTTCAATGTACTATCCAAAGAACGGACATTATTTTGAAAGTACTTTACAGCGTTTTTTGCACCATTCAGAGTAGGGTTGAACTGTGACACGTCCAGCCCTAGCTCAATATACATCTGACCTAACGGCGTACCGCTTGCCATATTGTTCTCCTTCCTAACCTCTCAGGTAAAAGAAAAAAGCCCTTGCGGACTTTTCTTATTTTTATTTCTTATAATCATTAAAAGCCATAGACATCATTGCCCATATAAAAACACCTAGTAGGCCATATCCATATAAAGGCAAAGAAGCGATGATGAATGGCGACAATAATATCTGCCCAATCGTATTCCCAAAGTTCGTACAAACACAGTAAATACCAAAACAGATGTATATTACAAAAGTCAATGTCCAAAATAGACATCGTCTGCGATTTTGTTCTACCATCTTCATCCCACTCACCTCCTTACCCCTATTATATGCCTATTGAAGTGTTTTGTAAAGCCTTTACATTAGATAAGCTGGAGAAAGTCAGCAAGATCCATGACTTCCTCAGTTTTAGCAGATTCAGTTTCACCAAGAACGCCCATTAGGTCCTCCCAGCTCGTATCCATAACATCTCGGATACTCATACCATATGGCCCCTCAGTAGCTTGCTTGACAAACCCATAAAACCGTTTCAGTGCTTCACTCGGCTTTATTTTTTCTCCTTTGGGTCAACATCACCCACCAGATGAGAGTAGATGTCTGCAAATACCGCAAAAATATCTGCCATGTCCGTGAATTTCAAAAGCTCTTCCACTTCCAAATCTTCAAAGAGTGAGGCGATGAATTCCAATTGCTTGTCTAATTTCTCTACCTCCGACGTATCAGATGATAGTGCTTCATTGAGGATCAGATAGTCACGATAGTCCTTAGTAGTAATTTCCTTACTAGTTTTTTGAACATCTTGACCTTTTTCATTTTTAATTAAAAATTTAACCTTAGCCATTTACTTCCCTTTCTAGAAAAAAAGATAAAAAGAGAGCTTGCGCCCTCTCCCTACACTGCAGCAACCATTTTAAGTTGACCTTTGAATTTCTTGAGCTTGGTTTCATCCTTACCAATATATTTCACATAGTAAAGACCATTTGTTTCCGTATTGTCGCTTGCGATAGCAGCAAAGCTCAAGCTGTCATCTGGAAGTTCTTCTTGCTTATCTTTAAGTGTTTCAAGCTCTTCAGCGTCCATTGAAAACTGACCTTTAAAGAACCCGACCTGCGCCTGAGTCCCATTTGCAGTCTTAGACTCAAGCATGACAGCACAGAATGGAGCAACTGTATCAGCACCGATGCCAATGATTTCATCTTTGACTTGGTGTCCGAGAATTTTAGCGAGTACTGTCGAAGGGATATCAACCGCAGTCATTTCCATCTTAACATCGCCCACACCACGATTTGATACGTGGTAAGCGATATCACTACCATAGGTTTTTACTGGATCACTTGCAAGGCCTGAAATTTTAGCAGTACGAGTCGCACCCTCTCCTGTCTTACCTTCTATTACGAAAAGGTTCTGTCCGAGCGTTGGAGCAGCGTTACCATCCAACACACGAATTGTCATACGTTTAAAACCAACTAATGCCATTTATAGCACCTCTTTCTTTAATTTAGTATTCTTCGTATAGAGTGCTCTGACCTTTATAGGTCCGAGCATCTACATAGCGTTTGATTTCTGGAATCCATTCATCCAAACCACCAGTGGTTTGATAAAATCCCTGGTCTTCCATAATCTTTTCAATTTTTCTTTGGAGTTCTTTGCACTCCACTCGATCAGTAGACTCTACATTGACCTGATAGAGAAAAGTCTTAGCCAAACTAGTATTACTACCGTGGGCTGTCTGCATTGGAGGTCCGACAGGGATAATGACAATACTTGTTTCATCATCTCCCAAGGTCTCAGGACGTTCAAATGACTTGATACTAATACCAGATAAAGACTCATCTTCTTCCAAAGCGTTGTAGAGTTCAGTTAATTTGTCCTTAATCATTACAAAAACTCCTGTTTTAATTTCATGCCGACTTTAGATTTGAAGACTGGTTTGCTGCCTTCAAAAAAGCGACGCATAATACCGAAACCGCGAGGATGTCCATTCTTTGCGTATCCAAATTCATTTAAGTGAATAAGAGTCCAACGAGGACTTTTGAAACCTAATTTAACCATTGGAACACCACTAGCAGTACCTGTCACATTTCCATGAACAACCGCACCAACCGTCTTCCCAGTGTCAGCGTACACCGCCATAGCCCGTTTGAAAGTAGGCTCAAACTCCTCAACCGTTTCCTTCAAGACTCTATTGACCTTTCTACGGACCACTGGCTCCCCTAGGCGAGCCTCGACATTCCTCAAAACATCATCAAATCCTTTTAAATTTGCTCCACTAGACATCACGACCACCTCCGATAATAACTATCAAAAAGTCCCGATTATGATAATCGGGACGTACATCGATGATTTGCCATTTTTTACCTTTTAGGCGCAAATCCTCAACTTCGACAAAGTGGCGATTGTCAGGTTGGTAATCATCCAAAGGATCACGAATTTTCAAAGTCATCTTAGCTTTCAATGCTTTACCTGTCGCAATCTCAATATCTTTGAAGCTAGGTGAGTAAACTTGGCCCATCGTATAAAAAGCCTTCTTGTAACTCACATCGCGGCCATCAACCCCCTCTTTAACTTTAGAAGTATAGAAAGTCAGGGGAGTCCTCAAGTCTCCGTTTTGAGACTCAGGCTTCTTGTAACGATAGCTAGGACGATTAGTATAATGAGACATCAGGCGTTGTTACTTCTGTAGTTTTTTCTTCCCATTCAACAAAGTCAGGCAGCGCTTCGTTGATTTCATCAAAGCGCTCTTTTGACGCTTCAAATTCTTGACCAATGGAACGAAATACCCCTTCTTTGAGGTCGTAAAAGCCTTTTAAAACCTTAATCATGTTTTTCCTCCGGTTTGTAATTTTCTAGTGACAATGCCATCAAATCCCCTTGAAAGTTACCATAGAAAAATTCAACTTGGTCATTGTAGGCATATCGAGCACGTTCTAAAATAAGCTCCCTCACTCGTGGATCAGTAGTGTCCTTACTACCGACCAGATTGAGGATGGCTGACTCAGAACTTTCCAACATACGGGAGAGGTTATTATCCTCTCCACTGTGAAAAATCCTCATCCGCTCCTTGAAAGATTTAAGGAGTGGATGAAGTTGTTCTTCCCTAGTCATGGTTTAATACCTAGACTAGGCTTGAGGGAGTTTCAATTCCCAAACTGCTGCGGTCTTTTCATCGTGAGCCTTACCGTAAGCAAATTGCTTAGCAGTGTAAAGGCTCAGATCTTCCAAAGCATAGGTTTCTGTGTAGCGACCGAGTGAAATACCACCACCGACAAAGGCATCGTAGCGACCTTCGACAAATGTAGTGACTTTACCAGCCGTCTGCGCCACAGATTCTACCAAGATAAGGTTGAATGGCATAGCTGTGATATAAACAGCTTGAGCGTTCAATGAAGTATATTGTTTTTTCACATCCCAAGCATCAGCTGTATTAACAACCATTACAAGGTTGCCTTCGACTGCAACTGGAGTTTTTCCGTCTTCTTTAACAGAGTGATGTTTGTAAACCTTTGTCAATTCTTTGACTACGGTTGCTGAGTCAGCAAAAGTCAACTTAGTAGTTTGAGCTGTTTTTTCAGCATGAGTTGTATGGTCGCCTGAAACAGTTCCTGTAAGAGTACGAGAAAGTCCGATAGGTTTATTATCCCCATCACCGTTCAAGAAAGCAGCTTCAAGGGCAACTGCAAAGGCTTCTGTGATTTGAACAGAGACGAATTTTGCCAACCAAGCTGGTCCGAATTTTTCAGCATCTTTTGGAATTACAACGAAAGCAGTCAGTTTGTGTTGGATTGCTTCTTCTTCGTTGAATTGTTGTTTGAGTTGTCCTTGGATTTCTCCATTGATTTTTCCCCAAACAGCTTGCCCAGTTTGCTCTGATTTGAGGAATTTCAAGCGAATACCAGCATTTTTAAGGCCAATGTGTTGAAGGAGTGGGCGAGATTGTACCATATCTTCAAAGATACGGTCGATCGTTTCTTGTGGGAAGAGTTTTTCAACTCCCTTAGGTGCAGCTTTATCAATATCATTGAAGAACTCACGAGCTTCAGCAGTTAGTTTAGCATCGTAAGGATTCAAGGCTGAAACTTCTTCACGAGCAGCATCACGAGCTTTATCCATCACTTCATTGGTCATAGACTCAATCATTTCATTGTATAGCTTCGCTTGCTCTTCTTGAGGTGCACCATTTGCAACGGCATCCAAAAATGCCTGACGTTGTTTTTCAAATTGGTTAGATAATTGCATTGTCATTCTGTTTTTCCTTTCTTAAAACATAAAAAGACCGAACCCTTTAGGTACAGCCTTGTTTGTGCTATTTTCTGGACTTTCTGGAAGATTGAATTTCTTCTGTACAAATTCGCTATTTTCGAAAGCCTCTTTTTCAATTTGTATATCTGGTAGTTTAGCTTCTAGCTTTTCAGCTACCAGTTCTGCGAGTTTATCAATGTCTGGAGTCATTGCTGACCTCATTTTTTCGATAAAATTACTTGGGATCATAGGAGTTTCACTCGCTACCAGAGTCGGAGCGACTTCGTTTGTAAACATAATCCTGTCTACAAATCCGTGATTCAAAGCTGATTCAGCATCAAACCAAGTAGTCTTATT